GATTAGGTTTGCGATTTGGTCTATTTGTCTTACCTTAAAAGTCCCTACTCTTTGTTGGTATGTATGTTGGTTTGGTTCATAAGGCCAAGTAACATTTTCAGTTCTTAAAACTTCTTTAGGTTCGTTTACTTCCCAACTTCTCCATTGCTTGCCATACACAGGTCCGAGTTCACCCCACTTCTTAGCAAACTCATTATCTGTTTTAATTTTGTTGATGAATTCTTCTTTTGTGTATTGACCGTCTGCATCCATTGATGTTTTAGCGGCGTAATTCTTATAAGCGTCACCATCCCAAATATGACAATCGTTATCAATAAGAAACTTAATGTTGGTATCACCTCTTAAAAACCATAACAACTCAGTTACCATTGTCTTCCAAGCCATTTTCTTGGTTGTAAGTAAAGGAAACCCATCAGACATTTTATGTCTAATTTGATGACCAAATGTTGACAATACTTTACCATTACGGGTTTGTTTCTCTACTCCATTAATGAGAATATACTCAAGTAGATCTTGATACTGTTCGTCTAAACTATTCATTTTTTTATTTATATATTTAAAGATAAGAAAAGGGAACCAATAGGCCAAGCTTCTTGATTCCCTCTTTTTGAAAGTTCTTTGTTGCTAATTTTTAGCTTTTTGTTTCTAATTTGCGAATTAATTCATTCACAGCTTCCCAAATATTCCGGTTTTCGGCCTCCATGTTTTGATGAACGCGGTGATCTAATTTATCAAAACGTGAATCCATTTGACGATAAATTTCTGATATTTCCTGAGAAATATTATCATGATTTGCATCTATAGTTCTATGCACATGGTCCGTGTTCCATTTAATCGTTTGTTCGAGATCATTATTTTGATCTTCTAACTCTTTTACCTGCCGTACTAATTTAATTGTACCTACAACTGCATATAATGTAGCACCTGCAAGCACACCTAAAATAAAGTATACTATATCCATATTTTTTTCCTTTAAATAATAAATAAAAACAAAGAACTTTCTGGTGGGGGTAGAAGGACTCGAACCTCCGAACCCGAAGGAGATGATTTACAGTCACCAGCAATTGCCGCTATGCGATACCCCCATGTTTAGTTTTAGTCTGGACTGATAATTAAATTGTGTACCCCATTGTCCATGAGTATATCTTGAAATTGAACACGTAAGTGTTGGATCATTTCTTTTTCCTTATCTGTTATAGTTTCATTATACTTATACATTTGGCGCATATACTCTTGAAAATCATTGATAGAACGTCTTAAAACAATTCCATTAATGGCGCATTGATGTTCGAATTCATCTTCGGGTAAGTCAAAGTGTAATGTTGCTTTCATAATATGTTCGCTTTTGAATTAGCGCGCTAGGTAGGACTCGAACCTACAACATTCGGTTTTGGAGACCGACGCTCTACCAATTGAACTACTAGCGCGTATTTTATTCTTTGTAGTCAGGACAGGATTCGAACCTGCAATCTTTGACATTCACTACTACTTAAAGCGTGTTTATGTGCGTCTACCAATTCCGCCACCTGACCTATAAGTTTTTAGAATACCCCCAGAACTTATAAACTGTGCTAACCTACGATTTAGATGGGAGCAATTAGAGGCAACCCACGTCTTCGATTCCTGATCAAGGACTAATGAGCTTCTGAAAGGAGTCGAACCCTCAACCTACTGAGTACAAATCAGTTGCTCTACCAATTGAGCTACAGAAGCATTAGAGTTTGTGGTGGGGCTTGAACCCACATCTCCCGAGTGATTAGCCCGAGTGCTTACCAGTTAGCGGACACAAACCTAAGGATCGTTTTTAAGGGACACTACCGGATATTTCACCTAAATAGTTTTAAACGATCAAACCCTAGCGGTTTCGGGTCTTTCGGGGTTTCTGGTTAAGTGCAATGAGTGACTTCCTACTATAAACCCTTTTTCGGAAATTAGTACACTCTACCTCTTAACTACAGCTTCACTACCGCCATGGTAGGGGCGACAGGACTTGAACCTGTGACCTTGATGATATAAGCATCCTGCTCTAACCAACTGAGCTACGCCCCCAATTGATTGCACCTTTTTTAATTCGTAGAGGTGCAGAACGCGAAAAAAACAATCGATACGTCAAAGAACAACTCGTACGCCCGACAGGATTCGAACCTGTGGCCCACAGCTTAGAAGGCTGTTGCTCTATCCTGCTGAGCTACGGGCGCATTTTGGTAGCCGGAGCGGGAATCGAACCCGCAAGACCAATTCTGGTCAACAGATTTTAAGTCTGTCGTGTCTACCAATTTCACCATCCGGCCATTTTATTATTCGTCGTTACTTTCAATCTTTGTTAAACATATTAGCTTCAATTCACAATCATAAATATATGAACAAAACACATACGATCAAATCTTTATCCAACAATTTCTGTAACTTTTTCGATAAATGTTGTCTTACTAGACAAATACATTTTACGATAACGATCGGCAACTATTGTCGCATCCTCATATGAATCATAACGCCGCGGGTGTAAATCATTTACCACTCGCATAATACCGAATGCATAATGCTTTTCACGAATCATAAAAAATTCATGGCCGGCAAACTCATGCCGCTCAATTTCAATTTTAAATTTCTTCATCTTTCCAATTTTCATTTTTACGGTTATACTTAGTTTTATCGCCGTGATCTTTTTGAATCATTCGACGGCGCGCAAGTTGTGCTAGTTCACCTAATGTATATCCATCAACTATTTTTTTAGGCTTGTTGGCCATTATGGTATTCAAGATATAATTTAATAATTTCTAACGCAGCGAACGCCTTGCCGCTAGCACTAGCATGTTCATCCATTGTAGAAGCACTTTGGTTTGCTTCGATAGCTTTATCACAAAGATTGATAAGGTGTAGTCGATCGTTGCTGGTCATGAGATCTATTATTTATGAATGATGTTAGACTTTTCTGTATAACGATTAGCACGTTTGGATCGCGTACGGTTCAATCGGATTGAAATGCCGGCATAAAACCCTAGCGCCGATGACATCAAACATACCGCCGCAAATACAATTTCGCTATCAATACTACTAAAGCCGATTGTCTCAGTCAACATACCCGTCGCGGTTGATACAAATCCTACCAAGCCTACTAGGCCGACAATAACCGGCGGATGAAGTTCAATAGTAGCAAGTTTAGTCTTCATTCTAAAATCCTTTTGGTTTTTAAACATACTTAAAGATAAGTACATATTATCACTTATACAACCTTTTTGCAAACTTTTTTACTGATTTACTAAATAATCTGCCGCTCGCGAAGCTATAACCTGATCTGGCTTAGTTATCACACGTACGCCTAGACTAGATGCCCATCCGGTGGCCAATGCATGTAGTTTATAACTATAAAATCGTTCATCAGCATTTACATCGATATCTACAGCGTATATCTCAACTGGTATATGTTCTTTAAACCAACTTACAAAGTTCATTAAACGTTCAATTTCAGCCATTAAGCGTTGCCATTTCGTGGTTGGTTTTGCAGTAACATCTTTATTGTAAATATAATGCACTCCGTTATTGCCATATCTAAATGCAATAACTAATGCATAACGACATTCATCGCCGCGTACTTTACTATCAATGCCAATATAGATTTTAGTATCTGGCCGATATGTAATTTGTTCCATTACATAGTTTGATAGACTTGGTATTGGCTTACGTGTAGTGCCGTGTCTAAATACCATTAATATGAATTTTTCATTCGGCCGCCTAATGGATTGCCGACATTAAGATAATAACAATTATAACAAAGAAAGCGTAAATTTTCGCGTCTATGATTGGTAGGATCACCATCGATCCAATCTAATAGCAAAGGCACTGTATAATCCGTCACTCGACGTTCCTCGAAACCACAACATTCACACTTTTCCTCAAAAATACCGTTACGTAATAACCTAGGACGAAGTTTATGTCTACTATAATTAGGATACTTCCCATCCAATATTTCTAATAAACCGTAACGGCCTAATAGTCTAGCACTTTGTGGCTTCGAGACGCCTTTGCCCACTTGATTTTTGTGCAACTCAAATAAAGTCTTACCGGTGGCTGAATCAACGTACATGGATGCATACTTACGAAACGTCTCATATGAGATCTTAAGGAATCGCGATGCGCTCAAACATGATTTAGTATTTTCCATAGCATAACGAATCTCTGACTCAGAGATGTTCATGCTAGGACGACCTTCGGCTAACTTTCGGCCCATGTTATCCTTTCAGTAGTTCTTTACTAATTTTAATATTTCGCCATGACTCAGCACGTTTTCTATCAATATATGCACGCTCCTCATCCGTCAATGATGCATAAAATATTGAAAGTTCGTCGATATCTAGGCGTAGAAATGTTTGCCATACATCACGTTCAGCCTCATGTATTTCATAACGATCCAACACTGCATGCAGTATTGTAGTAGCCATTGGCGGGACATGTACCGCCATTACATCCATGGCTTCATACCACTCTGTAACAATATAGCTACTTGTTACAATATCTTTATTGTGCATATACTTCTGCTCCGTTTTCATTATCTTCAAATACCGATACATATTCACATGCGAAAAATTGCAACACTTCTTTTGCAATCATCTCACATGATTTAGCACCAAACCAATGGCATCTATATGACATATCAAAATACTTGTCACGAAAGTATTGTTCAATGTCACGTTTAAACATAATAAACTCTACATCCCTGTCATCATGATTAACACGTTTCTTGGCTGTAATATGAAATATATGCCTATGAGGATCGGAAAGGAATCCTACCTCAGGGACAATTTTTTTAGCATCAGGCCATGAATGTAGGCCCTCAACTTGAAGTTTTACAATTACATTTGTTATCATGTCTTAAATATAAATGATTAATTATTAGATTCCAAATATGTTTTTACTCTTTGCCAATAAATTTCAGTCGCTGTCTTAATGTAACCGCGGGGACCGCCATTCCAATTTCTAGAGATATGCTCATATGAATTGTCATCATGATGGTATGATGCCCAAATCTCAAACATTTCACGTGATGCAATACAATTCCACCGATCTTGTAAATTATATCTATGCTCGATATTCTGGCGTTGCAATATGTCATTAACTTCTTGAACCATGATAGGGCAAATCTGCAGACAACCAACAGCGTCGGTACTAGCATTATATGCTAATTCATTACCCGAACTTTCAACATGAATTAATGCGGCAATTAATTCATCATATCTATGCAGAAACTTCCACTTAAACGATCGTTCAACTTTAAATACTACATGATTAGCCGAAGGAAATGTAATTAAATACACTTGCGACATAAATACAATCGCGATAACAATTAATAAGCTTATAACTTTTTTCATCATCGTTTTAATTCCACTGTTAAGCCAGCTTTCTTAAGTTGTGCGTATAACACAAAAATATCTGGGCCGGCACCTGTTGCTATTTGGCATATACCGGCTGTATGAACAATCATTGCAATCGACTCTGCCCTAAGCGTATTACATGCCGGCATTAATGCTGTCAATACCGTGATTACATGCTCAAAAGAATTTAACTCATCATCTATTAGATAAAGTTTTAGTTTGCGTTTTTTCCTCTTTGAGGATGTAGTTGATTTCAACATCATATGTACATGTTATATACCACATTACTTATGCTCAATTTTTACAATGTATCTGCCATATTTAGCCGTATACATTCGCGTTTTTACCGTACGATCAGCAATGCCATATGCATATGAAGCTTCAATCGGTTGATTGCGGTCATCTAATACATATACAAGATATTGTTCTTGTATATCAGAGTCAGATAGTTCATAAGTATCAACTGGCTTTGATTCAATTTTCCAGTTCATGGATTACCTCTGATAGTGTTTTACATTTTTCATAATCTTCGCATCCTTCATAGTACTCAATCAATTCGCGAATAAATTGAACTTTACTTTCGGTAGATGACATACTATTTGGCCATGGCGCCTTACGAGCGACTAGCTGAAACACTTCATCTAGAGCAAGGTCTAAATAATTTTCTCGCATGATACTCCTTAAATATAAGAACTATTTGTTAACGATCAAAAAAAATCTGTATTAAACTTTATGTATTTTTGTAAAACGTGATGCCGGGATTCTGCCTTTATATCCAAATTGAGAGGTAGTACGGATTGACTGCATATATGAATTTGGGTTGATAGGCTTGCCCGTTCTCATGACGGCTATCAGTTGCATCATACTCATATTTGTTTTAAAATCATCATCCGCAACAACATTGTCTATAGGCAAATCATCAATTTGAATCACCACAGGCTTTGTTTTAATGCCGGCGCGCTTATATACTCCTGCAGCGTGTTCAGCGTAATATTTAGCTCGACTAAAATCTGTAGATAGATATACGTTATCAGGCGAATCGCCGGCATAAAATGCATCCCATTTCAAAAATTCATGGTCTATTTTACTCGGCGGTACTATTCCAATACGTTTAATACTTTGCAAATCTCGCGTAGTCGTGCCATGGAATGCCTTAGGTATCTTGTTAGCATAACTAGCATCATAGTCTAACAACGCGCGGACTGTAGTCGTGCCGAGGTTTTTACCCAGATCTGTTAGCGTAATATTTAACTTTTTACTTGGGGTAGTCAACTTTAATCTAACTAGATCCTTAACGGCCTGCTGAACTGCTACGATTGACTTGAATGAACTATAATCATCGTAATCCTGTATTGTTATATTGCCGTTTGTTATATGCATATTTACTACATTGCCGGTAACCATCAACATCGCGATATTATCCATGTTCTGCGCGTCCGGGTTGATAGCCACGACGCCGTTTCGCCAAAGAACATAATTAGTGCCAGATTTTTTCCATGTATCTAGTCCACGGACCTCTCGATATTCAGATAACAAGTGTTTGAGCCTAATCATTTTTTAAGCATATTTTTAACAGCATCTGGGCCAGACCACATTCTACATGACCAGTACCTAGCTTTTGTTTTTGGCCCCGGATTATCACAATTGTGCCTCGCTCTAAATGATCGGCGACGATCTGGATCTTTTGTTTTGATACTTAAGCCGGTATTATCACCAAAAGATACCTTTTTGATATTTTTAGTTTTGGGATCTCGTACATACACATAAAATTTTCTGCTCCCGCCGCGCTTTACTTGCCCTAGTTCAACATCTTTACCTTGATACTCCGCCTCATTAATGGTGAATGGCATATTAGACTCTACAATCTCGAGACCTAACTTTTTACTACGGAACACAACATGTTCAACCTTTACACATTTATCCTTACCATTTTCCGTGCCGGCATATCGGTATCCTTTCCAACAAGCTTTGCCGTCAATTCCCTTTTTTTTATCTGAAGACATTTCATTCCTCCAAAATATTATTTTTTCGCGCTCGGCAAGTCTGGCTGAGGCATCAAATCATCTTTCGTATATGGCTTAAGTTGATTAGCCGTTTTAGTAAATAAATCGCCTGTCTTAAACATATGACCATTGTTAGTTACTCTGTATATGACATACTCTTCATCATCATCTAACATTACGCGTTGAACAACACCGATTGAGCCGTATTGTGCACAATCCTTGTTTGTGTTATGTATGATATCGCCTGGCATAAACTTTTGCGATGATTCTTCAATCGGCTGTTTTTTTAGATTAGCTAACTTCTTTTTAGCTGAATCAATTTTTGCTTTACCTGCTTCCATTTCTGCCTCCAATGCATCTTCTTGAGCATCACGCTCTTCTTTTGATAGTTCTGATATTAAATTCTTTAATTGCATGAATCCTTCGAATGGATTCTTTTCTTGTTTTTTATCACCGTCCGCTTTTTTATCTTTATCTGCATCAGCTTTTTTATCATCAGACTTTTTGTCTGAATCACCTCCTTCCGGCTCATTATCATCTTCCATAGCCTTCTTAAAAGTCTCGAGATCGACAATTTGCCCGCCGACGTTGATATGCGCAACTAATCGATAATCGAAGTTATGCATTTCGCCATTAGAGTCCATGCCAAAGCCAATATCATCGTCTTCAACATCATCAGGATCAGTTATGCTAAGATACTGACCATCAACATATACTTTAGTCGGTATGCCTGTTAATGCAAATTGTCCAATAGTGATGTTGTCAAAATATTCAGGTGCTTCCATATTTCCTTAACCTAGCTATTCTAGTAAATTTTTCGCGAATTGATTCCGTTGTTGGAGCGTATGGATCATCTACATTAATAGATCCGCGGCTCAGATTTCCTAAATGGTCAATTGCATCTCCGCCGTCGGCATCAGTCTGCGGCATATACTTACGCCCTACTGCATCCGGTGATACTCCTTGCTTGATCATTAATTCTAAGTTAGTTGTTATAGCTTTAGCTATGTCCGCTTTCGTATTTTTAATCTCAAGTGTTGAATTGCCATATGGGACTGGCGAATACTTTTTCCATATGGCTTCTGCGTCCGGTGTCAGATTATCTTGTACTGCGCTTAAGACCTGTTGATATGTTACGCCGTCAAGTAAATTTATACCTTTTGGGTTTGCAGCAGGAACTTTTCCGAGAGATGCTGCAATTGCACCGTGACCTACTTTCAAAATATCTGCTGGCTTATAGCCTTCCTTACCTTGGATATCTAGTGCTAACATAGTAGCATTTGGATTCGCTGTAAATACTTGGCTCCACCGGTGATGGCCATCGATAATATACTTACCATCATATGTCACTATAGGCCCGCCAACACTAGCATTACCTTTAAAAAATGATTCCAATGATTTATATTGATCAGTTAATAAATTCATAATACTCTGATCAAAGCCTATTTCACTCTGCGTTGGTTGAAGGTCTTTAACCTTTAAATAAGTACGCTCATATGGAAACTTATCATCCGACTCGTCGCCGTCAAATAATCCTGCGTTTAATACGGCTTGTACTTTAGGGTCTGATATAGCGTTTTCTAATTCAGATTGGCTAATATCAACTCGTTTTCCTTTTTGAAAAATTGCTGCGATATTTGAAACAGCTTTATCAGTTGTTTCATCTTCTTTAAGAATACCTGGCAGTAACGATGATAGCCTCATACAAATTCCTGTTCTTTTTAATAAATATCTAAACTGATCATTTCCATAGAATTTGTATCATAACTAGTGCAGTAGCTAGTACTAAACTTACCAATGTCTTGTTAGTAATGCCTTCGCCTAGAAAAGCATATGAAAGTATTGCAAATGAAAACATACCTGTACCAAATGCAATCATGCGGCCGGGCCATAGTTCGCCGTTAAAATGTTCTACTACAAAGTTAGTAGCTTTTATAAAAATGTATGATGCCGGTAAGCCAAATGCAAATACCATTGCCCATGGGTGTGACTTAGCCCATGGGTATATAAACTGCAGATTTGTCTGAAACCATACGAATGCTTGTCCTATAAAAAATAGAACTACGCTATAAATCAAATATTCCATACGTATTACTTACGTTTAGGTTTCTTAGACGGCTTTACGCGATCAAATAATTCTGGCACTAACTCATCGTCATGATCTTTTTTATGACGCTTGAATTTCTGATTTCCGGCACGATCATATTCATCTAGATCTTGCCAACGAACTTTACCCATTATCAATCCTAACTTTAAGTTTACTGATTTTATCTAAAAATGATTCTATGGTATATGATTTACCATGATCATCTATAATTGTAAAATGAGCTACAATGTCATGATTTTCATTTACAGCTTTGCGTAATACGTTTAATCCACTACCGGCCCAAAAAGTACCAAATCCCGTATCTTCGCCTAGCTGATTAATGTCATTAATTACCGCAGTGGGCTTGTCACCCGGGTATAAAATATAGTACATCATTTTGAATAAATATTAGTGATTGATTGCAGTTTTATGTAGATCAAAAATTTTGTTTAAGTGTTCGGGTATCAACCCCCTGTCATTAAATGCAATTTCTGATTTAGTGCCTGGCATAAATCCTAAGCATTGTATTGGCCCTGAGGCAGCATTAATACGATCGTCTATATACGTATAGCCAGCGCAATACATTGTATCTAGACTAGCTAGATAACTTGATACCTCTGTATTATGGCGTAGGAACGCTAACCAGTTTTCATCACTTTGATAATCCGCGGGGTTCATTTTCATAGATTCTACTATATACTCGATAACAGATAATCCAGTTCGTTTAATATACAATGCACTCGTGTTCCATTCTGGCGTACGTATGTATGTAGCAGCGCCGACTTCACCGTCAAATCGCGGAAAGTTCAAGGTATTAACTTGCCAATTATCTTGGTCATGAAACCATATATCATCATCAAGTACTCCTTGGTACATTAATTCTAATAAGCCATACCATTTATTATTGAAAATATTGAATCTGCATATATCATGAAGCATATATGTTTTGACACCTCTATATTCAAATTCAAAATTTGTTCCTATGACAATGTCATTAATATCCCAGCCATAATATATAGAATTGTCTATTTGCATTTTAAATAATGCAAACAACTCATTATATGAATGACGTCGTTTATCACTAACGACATTGTAAATCATTACATTTTTCATTCGCTAACTGCTCGTCCTCTCATTAAATGCCAATCTTGTTCCGACCTTACCTCTAAATTAGTTTTCCATCCGCCTTCAATACTATGCATTGGAACTCCTAGTGATCGGCCTAATGTTATTAACGCATTAACATCTTTAGGAAAACATGTGCCGCCATAGCCTAGCTTCCCATCCGGGCCTGGAACATGCAGATGGCTATCACCGATTCTACCGTCAGCTGCAAATCCATGAACGGCATCTTCCCAATTAGTGCCTAATGAATCTGATAAACGCTTAAACTCATTCATTATAGATACTTTTGTAGCAAAGAATGTATTATTCATGTATTTAATAAGTTCAGCCGTAGTTTCGTCTGTAATTATAAAATGTCTATTCATGAATCTTTCACTAAATAATTCTTGTACTTTTAAGCATAATTCTATATCACCACCGAAAATAATTCTAGCCTGTGTTAACATATCTAATTTAGCCGTACGCTCCGTCAAAAATTCCGGCGAAAATATAATATCCAAATTTGCATATTTTTGTTGCAATTGTTTCGTCGTGCCTGGCAATACGGTTGACTTAATTACATATACTGGGCCTGCAGTCACACTTTCAAAAACTCGTTCAATGTATGAGATATCCTGCGATCCATTAGACTTCATCGGAGTGGGCACGCATATAAATACAATATCACATTGGCACACTTCTTTTAAGTCATGTGTGCTTTTTAATGGATCGATATCATAAATACGTACTTCAGTTGTTGGACTGAATGCAAACGCTTGAGATTCTCCGACAAATCCATTCCCTATAATTCCTACCTTTTTCATAAAAAAATATTCTCCTTTTCATATGTTAATACATCATAGATATCCAATTGTAAATTACCTATCTGAAATGATCCGGTAATTGAATCTGATACTAAAATAGAATTTTCAATAATTTCAGCCAACTGTTGGATGTAAACAAAATCATGTTGCCAACTAAATGACATGCCGTCGATCGAGACTATAATACCCGTATTCAATACAATATCTGATGGTATAGTCTTAATTCGATTGGCTAAATTAAACTGAGTATTTTCTTGCTCATCTCTTATATAAGAATCAATAACTCTCTGGGGGGTATCGCAATACAATGTTGAACACCACGGCTCTAGCTGAAATAAATGAAAGGAATCGCAGTTAGTTATCTTAAACGATATATTATATTTAGGCGGTATGATAGGCTTTAAATATTCATCATGCCGTACGAAATGCCCCCACTTACGAATAAAATTGCGAGTACTACGTATGTTCTGTTGTTCCCATTCTGCTGAATTTTGCCCCGGCGTTGTCAAAGTAGGATTAAATCGACTGCCGCGGCACGTCATATGATACACGAATCCTTCCCATGTTTGAACAAATTTAACGTCATTAAGTTGAAATCTATTAAAGATATCACTATCCTCTTTACTTTGCGGGGCATATAACGGATCATGGCCTCCAATTTCCTGAAAATCAGCTTTCATAAATGCCCATGGTGCGAATATTCCTTCTGTAACTTTAGATTTAATATATAAGGCATGATTAGGTATATCTGCTAGCAGTTCATCTTCCTTGAAAGATTCAGGTTCTGTTCCAAAATCACGTAGTATTTTTTCTGGCCCTGGAGGGTGCAGGGGTGGCTCTATCCGAGTCAACGATACAATTTTTTTAGGTGCTATGTATTTTTCTATAGCATCTAATGCCCCGGGACATAGATACATATCTGCATGATATATCATACAAATGTCATGACTAGCTACTTCATTGATTAATCTATCATATAAAATAGTATGTCCTAAACGGCTAGGACCTTCATTACGAATAGCTTTGAAATGGGGATCTTTTATCATCATTTCTTGACACCACTGCCATGTATTGTCTTTGTCACTAAAATCATCAGCTACGCATATTTCTACAACATGGTCGCCTTGATTTTTACGAATTGCTTGATAGGACCACTTAAGATATTTTAAGTTGTTTCTCGACGGCTGTATAATACTTATTTGCATTTAAAATTATCTATTTTTTAAAAAAAGATTCAAATTATTATCATGAGCATTCTGAATATTTTTAAAAGATACACCTTTAAAGTGATAGATATAACTAGTTTTACATAACATGGGATATTCATCGTTCGGAATTAAGACTCCCCAATTAAAGTCATCTTCATTCTTAAAGTTTAAAAAATCAGAATTAAATAGTAATCCATCAGTACGTTCATAATTAAGTATTTTTCGTTTTAATGAAAAACAAAACCCATTAAACATTAACATTCGAATAGGATCGAATAAAAATCTACGATTTCTCATTTCATATGAACTACGATATGAAATTATGCTGTCCTGTATTTCTTGTACATTATCTGCAGTGCAATGTAAATCTGCATAATACCTAGATATATCTTGCATGTTATTGTGACCACAACCCAATTGGGTCGTCAATGGTACTATGCATAAACTAGGCCATTTAGTATGACAACTAATCAGTTCATCTAACGCATGTAATGGAATTATAACGTCATTATTTGAAATAATTAGGTACTCATATTCTTCATGTGATTTAAAATATTGATATGCTAAATTCCAACTATGAGTTAATCCATGTCCTGATGATTTTTCTATCACGTTAATATTATGTTGCCGACACCATTGCACAGTATCATCTGTCGAACAATCATCGATGACAATTACATCTATATTCTTACTACATGTAAATTGACTAAAAAATAATTTTGTATAATCTGATTGATTGTATGTCGTTATTGCCAATAACACTTTGTTCATATTTATACCTCTAGCATATTATTTAGCTTTAAATATTGAATCTGTTATACTAGCCCAATGTAGTTTGTACACATCTTCATGAAACTGTTTTGCATATAACTCACGTGCTTTATTACTACAATATAAATAAAACTCTTCATCTTTCCTAAGACGGTCTGATACTTTTTTAGCAGTTGCAATATCCCCTAGTTCTACTGTACAATCAGGATGCAATATTTCTTGTGTATCTAATCCTTTATACCCTATACACGGAATTCCTAGATAAGCACAATTTAAGGCAAATGTACCAGCTGCATGTGTTCTCATTAAATGTACACCATACTTAAATTTATTAAGTGCGTGCATCCATTCTTTCCATGTCATATAAGGTAGATGATTAATCAGTTGGTCTTCGCCATCTTGTTTACGACCCATCGATGGCGCCCATATATCTTCCCCAAATACTGCAGACGTTATCATCGAGTCAAATCCGCCATACCAACTTACAAAGTTACCGCCGATGATTACACCCATACGTTCTACATTAGCTAATTCGCCAATAGCATCTTCGATCATCAATGAATGTAATACACGCACGTTCTCTTTTCCAGTCAATCCTTGGTAATATTTTATATCAGACTTGTTATGTACGAATATTATATCCGCATCTTGCAAATTATTGAAATAGTGAATTTGATTAGCTAATGGATAGTCTTGAAAGTACCAATGCGGCCCTTCTTGCATCACACCAACCTTGTCACAGTACTGTCTAAGACGTTCTACATCTACCCACATGGGATGTTTTTTTGAATTTATCGCTATTCCCAAATCATAACGCTGAGTCGGAGTATCTTGTAAATTGTAATGGTCTGCTTCTAATGTACACATCCATGCAAACTCAGTCCTCATATTTTCATGAGTCCTAGATATCTTGCCTTGAAACCCCATTTCTGTAAAAAATGCTATCTTCATAACGCATCATCCCATGTAAATGATTTATAATTTGGATTGAACAAGTTCAAATAGTTTTGCTCACACATATAATTGGCCTTTTTATACCATGCATGCGTACCTCGCTTTCCGCCCGGATTCTTATCATCGACATGCTCTTCGCCTAGTATATACTTACGTTTATTTTTATGCTTTCTGTTATGAACTAACAATATATTTTTCACAATATATTGTGGTATATTACCTAGTATACGGTTTGTCATAAACATGAATGCGGAATCTTCATGTACAAAGAAAATAGATTTTGGAATATTAACGCCGGCCTTAATCACTTCCGATGATACGACTAACCCGCAGCCGTTAAATTTATGTGGTGTTATGACACGTACGTCTAATTCTTCAACTTTATCATTAATTGAATTCATTTCATCCTTAGACATGTCATAACGTAGACTCCACCAATTGGCGGTATCGCCTTCAATAAATGGCATATCTGTGAAATCAGTATGTTCGACGGGCGCCCATGATGAATCCCACATCTTACATGTACCGAAATATGCTATATATTTTGGATTGTTGTTTTGTTGCGACATATCATGCAATGCATCTAGAATAGTAAACATCTGCCTGGGTAGAATAGAATCACTCTCGCCCCATATCAATACATCTACAGTATTACAATATGTCTCATTAAACCATCTTCTATAATCAGCTATCGTGTACAGCGAATCTATTTGTCGCACAACGCCTATATTACAAATAGACTGAATTTTTTTAATGCAACTAGCATGTTGTTCTTTTGATATACATTTCTCTAAATCTTGATTAGTTACTATAGTAAAATCGACTATTACATCGCCGTCATATAGATTTAATGCATCGTTTAATGAATCAACATATTCTTCAATGATATCACACTCATACCACTGAACTAAACACCCTATCGCAAATTTAGTTTTCATATAAATACTCATATGTACGCTTCATCCAATACATAGTTTGTTCTGAGTTATGATTGTTAGGAATTGCGTTAAATTGGTATATGCCTGGATATATTTTAGCGAATGTCATTTCATCATCTAAAATCTGTTTACGTGCTAGATCTGCCATACAAAATTGATAGTTTAGATACTTAACATCAATACCGGATAAATTGACAATATAATTTATAAGTGGCTGATCTGTGCCCACACCGTACGTTGATTGCATATGTAGTATCAAATCTCTATTATCATGATAATATTGCTGAAATTTGGTAATCAATTCGCGATGTGATGTGTTTATTACTTGAAACCCAGCATTAAAGTATCGATGTAATGGAAATGTATTATTGAATACATATTTACCGTAGTTTTCTAAACTACGGCATACCCAATCCATACTACCTTCGGTAGTTGTAACAGTATATTTCTGATTGGTCATTTCAAAAAAGTTAGGGCAATCCGGATGTATAATACAATCAGCATCAGTTAAACATATCTGATCATACCCAACGCCCTGACTATCTAATAATTCAAATGCCCAATATCGATAAAAATTTGGCTTGCAATATTCTGGCTCGAATATTGGCTCATCTAATACAAATAACTCACAATCGTTTTTTTCACACCATTTAGCCCATGACTGAACACCGTATTGGTACGGCTTACTCCTGTGTTCTTGGCCGGGAAATGATATTGCCGTTAAAAATACAATATCACGTTTCATAATTACCTTTAATTAAATTCCACGTATCAATTGCAAATGCATTACGTTGCATCTTATCAAAACCAGTCAGAAACCATACATACCCATGCTTAATAAAAAATGGTGTACGGTCTTCATTAAGCTGCCAATTATAGCCTAACATTTCTTTACGATGTAGATGGGTTAATTTCCATGTTACTGGCATATCCAATCTCAAATCAACGTTATTCAATTGTAGCCAATAATTAAATGGCGTTTGTTCTGTGCCTCGTCGTACTAATTGATCCTGCAGTTCGATTAACATACTACTATTAGTATAATAAAACTCTTTGAAAGATTCAAATAATTCACGGTGCGATTTATTGAAAATAATAACGCCTGAATTTATATACTTAGTAATATCCAGTTGATAGTTAAAGTACCGTTCATATCCTTTTACACTTTCATATACCCACTTGAGATTATCTAAGTCATTCCAAGCCGTAAATCTATCATCTATTTCATCAAAAATATTTGGTGCATCCCATTTAATCATTGACGATGCATCCACTAAAAATACTTTATCTGCATTGATACCACGGCTATCTAATATATCCCAGCAGTGAATAGCCTTTTGCCAATTAGCTCTATGGACGTTAATATCTGTATACGGCTCGTCGAATGCAATAAATTCTATACCATGTTTATCACACCAATATTGCCACGTACGTCTAGAAATGTCCATCCAATCAAACCCACCATACTTAGTTGTTAAGTGCGTTTTTATGCCCGTCCAGAATACTACGTTCATCTATCAAAAATAAAAAAATGGTCTTGTTCTTGAGTACGTTCTAAACGATATCCATGGTCTTGCATGTACATAATTGCTGCATGTGATTGCGAGCTATATCCTCTATATGAATCATGTTCAAAAGTTATAACTTTAAATTGATATTGGTCTAGAGGTAAATTATATAAAACCCGATATGTACTCGTCGGCGGTTCTAGATCAATTGATAAGTAATCAATATTCTTAGGCATATGATAGTCGTTAAATGATTGTCTTAAATCATGCATTAGCAGATCTGTGACAATGATTGGCGTCGATCTATGATCATTCCAAAATTTAATATACTCCTTAGCTGATAACGATCTATCAACGCCGTGCGCATACGGCGGGCCTATATCATATGATATACCAGTCCAATTATATATACTTTCTAATAAAAATGTATTATTTAAACGTACCGGATGGCCGGCGCCTAAATCAATAAATGTACCGTGTTTTTTGTTTTGCAGTATGTCTAAAACCCATGAATCCTGCCCTATTTGCGAATAACTCATAAAATAACTCTTTTTATAAAAATTCTATATTTTCAAGTTGTATGATTCTATCATAGTCCATTGTTGTATTTCCCCTTTTCATAGCTTCATAATATAATGGCTCATTAATTAAATCATATACAATATTATGTGGTCGCATATTTAGTCGGCGCGAGCCAGCTAGTTCAAAACCCCATGGGGACTCTGACTGACCGGGTTCGATTAAACATGATTTAAAAAAATCTGTATTCCATATAGACGACTGCATTGAAATTGTAAAAAGACTATCTCGATTCATTTTGTAGAAGCCATCAAACTGCTGACTTAGTGAATAAAGCCGAATATCGTGCTCATATTTAATACCAAAACGATCAATGTTATTATCAGATATATACTTAATATATGATATAAGTTGGTTATATGTTAATTCTGATTGAAAAAAGTAATCATCTTGCAGCCATAAGATATATGGCGTATGAATAGTATTGAGCATAGTTCGTAGACAATCTGAATAGTCTTTCTTTCCTGTTAAAATAAATTCATAGCCCGGGATTTCAGCTGACAGTGTCTCTGACATAAATATTTTACGTACACCGCCTAGGCCGTCTGTATATTTGTCAAATAAGTATGAAAACTTTTTCCATAAAAATTGGTATTTATCACATGTGCCTATGACAATTGTCAATGAAGTAGTTAAGTCCATTACCTTATAGTTTATTATAAATTAGATATTTAAATCACTTAGCTGTTCTTTTAACTTAAGCTGTTCCCATCCTGCAGATAAACGCATGCCTTGACGAACTGCATTCCAATACGGCTTTTTATCTCTGATGAAAATGTACGTTTCATGTGTATCGCCGTTAATTAATCTAGATGCACTATCTTCAAATTCCCATGGGCCCCAATTTGGTCTTAAGCAAGACTTAAGATACGATGTATTCCAGATAGATGGCTGTACTGATGCTAGATATTTACTATTCGGAGCTAATTTACATATCTCTAATCCATTCGATGCTATACCATACGGCACTAATCGTAGATGCGGACATCTATACTCTAACATAACTTTATTTGCATTTAATGACTCCATAAATGCCAGATACATTTCAATTTCGTCATTTGATATAATCTCTGTGAAATAATAGTCTTCTAATACAAACATTGTATACTTCGTTTCAATGTTATTAACTGCATATAAAATTCTATCCGACCACGGTAAATTTCCGGGAGTGCACCAGTCATAGTCAGGGTATGTTTTAGAGTTATTCTCAGACACAAATATTTTTTTGCAGTCTGGCTGCCAGTAACGATCACATAACGTCACAAAATTGTCCCATAATGGGCTATATGAATCACATGTGCCTATTAGTAGTGTTAAGTCTTTCATAACATGAGTATTTATATCAATTGTTTAATTTCTTCTATACTAAATTGTTCTACTTCGTTAGAATAAGGGCCGTCATCTAGTACCTTTTCATGCATATTCTCTCCGGGCTGCAGCCCTATAGTCTTAACTGGTATAATATTACCATTTGAGTACTTTTCGATCATAGCAGCAAGTAGGTTTTCGATTGTCATTGATTTCATGGACGGACAGTACGGTGTCGAATCATTAGCATTATCCATACAGTCAATAATTAGTTGAATTGCTTGATCAACACTCCAGAAAAATCTAGTAGCATTAGGATCTGTTATAATAACTTCCTTACCTTGTTGAATCAATTCCTTCCATTTACATAAAACTGATCCTGTAGAATATAAGACATTCCCATATCTAACTATACGATACTGACATTTAGGGTTCAATACCTCATATTGTTTACATAGACGTTCCATTAATAATTTAGTAGCACCATATACTCCAGAAACTTGAGCTGCTTTATCCGTAGATATAGCTAAGATAAAATCTAAGTTGTCTAAACTCAATGATTCATGCAAAATATTCAAAGTACCTATTATATTTGTTTTAATATTCTCACGCACAAATTTTTCCGCTAGACCTACATGTTTTGAGGCTGCTAAATGAAATACGCCGGTAACTCCTAGCATTGCCTGCGTCACTTCAAAACTATCGTATATATCTCCACTGTATATTTCAATATCACTAAATTTTTCCTTTAAATCTATTAATTTACCTTCATCGCGAGCTAATACACGGACATGTCCGCCGTGGTTTAATATATACTCAGCCAATGGAACTCCTAAAAATCCACTCCCACCGGTTATCAAATATAACATACCTGGTCTAATCTTACACTTCATGTTTATTATCTTTTTTTTTATTTTACATTATATCATCTATAAAACATATCCTATCTGCAAAATGTTTTTGCATATATTCATTATACCATGACTCATGAGTTTGTTCTAACATAATATTGCAACCGGCGTTTAACGCAGGAGCAACTCTTATGAGATCGTTATGTATGGTATTCATAGCGCCCACAGATAAAATCCATTTAGACCTCATCATTAAAGCCTTTTGTGTTTTCAGATCCAAATCATTGGTACAATGCACATTAAACTTTTCTGATAATTTTCGAATGATTGATTTTCGTCTTTCTGTCATCGTGCCGTAAAATAGTATGTCAATATCCGTTTTATTACCGTGTGATACCTAGATTCTAAATTCGGCAGAAGTGGTTTAAATATGCTGCGATCTGCATATGCGGAAAATTGAAAATTCGCTTCAGAATATTCATAAATTGCCGTTGCATTATCTAATAAAGCTTTATATCTCGGGACAAGCTTTTCATATGCCGAGCCTAAGTCATGTTCTAAATCCTCCGTTTGATACACAATATATGGATAGTCTATAAACTCGTCACGATTCCAAAAAAATTTTACCGGATATTCTGATTTTAGAAGATGCTTTACATCAACTTGTATATTATCTTGCCATGTCATGATATGTACCCGCCCTCTTTATTTATTGTAATTTAAAATAAAGTTTTTCTAACATATCTTCATCTATAATATGCAATAATTCGTGCCTATTTGACTCTAAATAATTCCATGTATATTCTATCTGTTTACTATATAGTTGCTGATAGCCGCGGCGTATAATACCTAAACCAACTGCATCTATTAATGTAGCATTCATCTCTAAATCCGTACGGGTCGATCTTAACAATGCCCATGTTTCCCATGCACTACTACAATATTTATGCTGTAAATGCATCTCGCTAGGGGGGCTAATATCATGGCATATAATACAGCCGCCTTCACTTAAGTGAGCTAATGAATTTATAATATCTCTATAAACAAATTCTTTATCGTGATTTGCATCAATAAAAATTATATCATATTGTCTAGTCGATTCGATTGTATTAAAAAATTCATCTGTCGACATTACGTAATTATTTTCATTTCGATTAATATCGACCGAATCTTTGTGCATGCAATTAATACGATTTATAGAGCCTTCTCTGCTGCCCAATTCTAAATATCTAGTATAACCATATTCATCGATAAAGGCTTGAATTAAATCAAATCTCCTTAGCCCCGGGGCCGTATTTTTTAATATCATTATTTTTTCCTATCATTGATTTTTATTAGAAATATGGGTAAGTCTGCGATGATATGATCTTGTATTACGTCCAACATATGGATCGAAAACACTACCAACATCTAAATATATATTATTTTTATTGAAATTCCAAGAATCATGTATAAAAACATTTGCAGCCATTCCTGCGGAAAAACAAAATACTTTAAATGTATCATCACATACATTACGTATAAGTTCCATTAATTCTTTGCGCTGTAGCCAGACATTGGTATATGGTATTTCTATAAATTCATTGATAAATGGCAATGCACTAAGAGACTGATTTCCTATATATACGACATGTGCTAATTGAAGACTATCTATAAAAGGCTGCAATTGATTATTCATACTAGCCTTATGGAAAATATCTGCATCATACCAATTCTGTGGATACTGCCTTGCTTGTTGTACTGAATAGTCGATTAATGACTGGACGCCCATATAATAATCTCGCGGGGTTTCGACTATCAATTTTAGCTCGTCTCCCAAATCTGAAAAATATATGTTTCCGTCGCAATTTTGTCCTGGCAGTTTATTTACATTATACCATTCACCGTCGCCCCATCTAGAAAATGCCATAGGTGTTTTAGATGAAATTGCATTGATAATATTATCTATTGTCATTGATACTCCGTTCTCTATCAGCTCGCCGCGCTGCACGCCACGATCCCCCTAATGTTTTTTGCGACACTGATTTATGCTCTACCCAACACGGTCCAACAACAGTGCAATACACTCCGTTTTCTGCCCAGTATTGTACATTGCCTTCCTGGCCGCCCCATTTTCCATCACCGCCATTGTATTTATTATCAACTAAAAACAAATCACCGTTTTCATCTGCCCATTTATTATAAAACTCCTTAGTAAATGCATATATGCCGCATAAATGTTCGCCGTGTCGATCGCCGCGTAAACGAAAAATTTTATCAATAGGATGATCTGAACATTGGTAATTATGTAAAATATTTGACGCCATTGTACTATATATAGAAACATCTTTATCTGGATCATTGGCTATATAATCAATAAGTCGATTAATAGTCTCGTTAAAGAGAATGTCATCATTTGATTGGATAATAATGTCCGCGCCGGCCGCTATAGCTTGTTTTATACTTAAATTCCATGCACCCGTCAAACCATACTTTAATTGATCTTCTATATATGTATATTCGTAGTTATCTTTGTGTAGAAAATCTAGGTTAGAAAAAGTAGTTGCTGGATTAGACTGGTTATCTATTATAAATGATTTAAAATCGCATGTGCAATGATCATGAAAAGACTTTAAACTTTCGGGTATAAACTTATCACTAAGTGGTCGATTTTCCGAGTAATGTATTGTAACAGCATGTGCTATTTTCATGATATAACTTAATTAAATTACCGGTAATTGTCTATTCATCCAATAGTCAATAACCGACTTAATTATTTGATCAACGTCGTATGACGGTGACCAGTTTAAGTCGCTAACTATTTTTTCTGGATTTGGAATTTTATCCCAAGCTTCTGCATATAACGGGCCATATATTGTAGTTGGGTCTACATAAATAATATCAGACTGAGAATTTGTCATTGCCTTAACGCGTTTAGCTAGATAATCAATCGATACTTTATTTTTATGATTTCCTATGTTCCATATGTTAGATTGGCTGTCCTGCGATGTTAAATAAATACCGTCTATTATGTCCCCTACATATGTAAATGCTCGAACTTGAGAGCCATCGCCAAAGACAGTTATTGGCTTACCTGATAATGCCTGTATTACAAATCTTGGTAATACAAAGCCAGCATCTGGCAATTGCCGTGCGCCGCTGATATTAAATGGCCTTATAATTTGGTACGCCAATGGCGATACTTTTGCTGTATTACTTATTACAATTTCACTGAGCAATTTTGCCATAGAATACTCATTGCGAACTTTAAAATCGCCTGATAGTACCTTGTCATCATGCTCTTGTAACATTACAGGCGTATCTCTGTATCCATAAATTTCAGATGTACTAACAAATATTAATGGACATGCATGAAACTGAGCGCCTTCAATAGCCCAATATACATCATCGAGTATGTAACGTGCCATGGTGCCTGAATATTGTAGTATTCCAGCTGGGCCGACTGGACTGGCTAAGTGCAAGATCATGTCGTACGTATGATCATGCGTCCATTTATACTGTAATATATCGCTTATAATAATATTAACATCTTTACAGATTGGATCACTCGGATCAATAGTATTAGATGATAAATTATCTATTACTGTGATACTCCATCCCTCACGTTTATACCGTTCTATCGCATAAGATCCTAAAAATCCTAAGCCGCCGGTAATTAAAATTGATTTTGATTGCATAAAACTTCCTTATTTTAATTTTGAATCATTGATAAAAATTTTGTAGCAACTGCACTATATCCATATGTATGCTGTGCCGTATTATATGCGTTTTGTACATATGATGCATGTAATTGTCTATCATTGAATATCTGCATAAATTTTTCAGATAATACATGTTCATCATTTGTTGCTAAATCAGGCCATAAAATCTTATGCGAGTCTTGTATCCCGCCAAAATTTACAATACCCAATGCTGCACATTGTACGCCCATCGATCCGCCATATTTACTAGGGTCTAGATTAAAACAAAATGAACATTCTGTTATGCCGGATATGAATCGCTCCCACTGGTTGAAGTCTGAGCCTTGATATTTGACTGCATGTGTTACAACATGTGTATTGCATGCATTAGCTAAGTCATAAACAATATTTGAATGCATTCCGCGGTTGGGGGCTTTATATGATAAAATAGATAAATCACGAACTTCCTTATAAAAAGCATCATATAAATAATCTATGTTATGAGGTTGAGGTATATAGTGTACTTGACGGCCAACTAACATTGACAGCTGCTCGATAGCATCGCAGTCATCCCATGGGAATGTAATATAATCACATTCTTTAAAAAACTCAGCACGTTGTTCCCATGAATAATTTGTCCATGAAGCTTCTTTAACAAAGCTTACTATAATTGCATTCGGATATGCCTTACGCAGTGCAGATACGCGATATCGTGTTAAGTCTCGTTCTATGGCTACCATAACAATATCTAAATCCAAATTTGGCAATAAATCACACTCAGCCCAATTTATGAAATACCCATCGCTAAATACAAATGGCCAGCCCCAAATACCCAAATGACATTTGTTACTAATCGAATGATAGTGAATATATGGCTCTAAATTATCTGCAAATAATTTATACGAACTTCCGTCGTTTACAAAATAAGACTGTTGCGCACAGCCATCGACTATCATAGCAAATTTCATTAATTAATCTCAATTTTTTCAGAACTTATCATAGTTGTTGTAGTTCGTTAATTGTTTTACGCCAACTTCCAGTATGCTCATGATGTACTAAGCAAGACCCTATAATGTAGCTACGTGCACCACGTAGCCAATCTCTATGCTGAAACCGTTCCTGGCCACGCCAAATTTTTGTCGGGTCGAATAAATCACCGTTTATATTATATGTACGATAGTAATTTGCCGTAATGCCAGTAAACCAGCCATGAATTCCATCGTCTATACCCGTAATATCTTTTATTATATCTACGGGCTCTGCAGCCATTTGATGCGGAAATGTTGTTTTATTATCACAAACGGGGCCAAATACTATGTTATCTTTATTTTCTAATTGATTGGCAACTGTAAACATTGCATTAATCGTCTCGTTAAAAAAGACATCTTCATTTGTTATACAAATAAAATCATTGCCATTTTCAATTGCTAGACGTATGCCCATGTTCCATGCTCTAGTCATGCCCTTTTTTTGATCTGGAAAATAATGATAATGGCAATTGGCAGGCGCATTATATTTTATATCTGAGGCATTTTCCATTATAAATACATCATACTCTATATCCATTGAATCCGATAATGTTTTTAGATATCTATCTAAAAATACATGACCCTGTGGCCTATATTTTTCGCTGTTATGTACTGTTACTACAAATGCCGGCTTCATTATATCTCTTTATTATTTTTCCAAAAACTATAAATATTTTTTTCTAATTCATATGAAGGCCATACAAAACGTTTTCGATTAGGCTGCCGCAAGGCCCATTGCCACATTTCAGTTAATCCAGTTTTTAATGATGTTTTATACTGATAATTCAAAATATCAACTGATTTTTCCCATGTAGGGATCGAATGTTTAACTTCATGTCGAGCTTCTTTAAACACAATTTTTCCGTCGCCAATGACATCACGCAATATATGATTCGCGTCCATAATGGATATCTCTTCTATACCGCCAACATTAATAATTTGTCTAGATGCGCGCGGTTGTATAGCAGCGTTCCAAAAAGGTTCCAGACTATCATCTATATAACTAAAGGCTCTAGTTTGAGATCCATCACCAAAAATAGTCATAGGCTGATTGTTTATATGCTGATACATCCATATACCTAACACATTGCGATATGTATCCCATATGTTCTGTTTAATTCCGTATACGTTATGCGGTCGAATGATACACCAGTCTAGTCCGTGTTGTTCACCGGCGATTTCAATATCCATTTCACAGGCATATTTTGCTACACCGTACGGATCAATAGGCTTTGGGACTTGAGATTCGTCAAATGTATCACCATATCCATGTCCATAAACTGCTAATGTCGACGAAAACACTAATCGTTGCACATCATGCTTAATACATTCATTAATAACTGCAGCTGTTGCTAACAGATTGTTATTATAATTATATTTACGAATAAATGGCGATAAACCCTCCGCTGCATATGCCGCAAAATGAAAGACATATTTTGGTTTATACGTCGAAAATAACTCATTTAACTTGTCTATATCATTAACTAAATTTAGTTTATGAAAAATCACATGACTATTTACATTATCTATATACCCGCCGCTTAAATCATCGATACCGAGTACGCGTATAGTTGGGTTATGTTGAACTATCCAATCAGCTAAACGACTTCCTAATAATCCAGCTACCCCTGTAATTAATACCGTATACATATATCAATAAACTCTTTTAGTAGTTAATAATATTTTTTTCTAACTCTATACAGTTATATTGAGTTATAAAATTTATTTTGCTGTTCTTGCCGTGCAATTGTTTTTTCATGCATTAAACACCATTCATCATCTGTTGGCAATTTAGCTTCCAATTGATATCCTTCGATATATTCATGTACAGGCCTGACCCATTTAATATAAGGAACATTTTTGAAAATCCTGGACTGATAATCGGGGAAGTTTACTCTTCCAGCCCAATCTACACTCCATGCCCATGTTTGAACATGCTCTTGAGTCAAGCCATCTACATGATTGATACGTGGTACCCAAAATAAATCTACATTAGGGTTTGAATCTAATAGTTCTGGCAATGTTTCTAACATATATGTAGAAGGAATTTCATCAGCGTCTATTTGAAATATATATTCACCGGCACATGCGTTTTTAAGGTTATTCTTAAATGCCGCAAAATCCTTATTGAGCGGAAATGCTATAACTTTAAAGTTTAAAGACAATGCTCGCGAGTATTCTTGTAAAAGATCCCATACTGCCGGCGTAGTATTATTTTCATCACACTGTATTACTATCTCCCATCCATCATCTGGTAAATTGGTTGTCAGATGAGTAAGTAGCTTATTAAGCTCGCGATGTTCATTACATGCCGTTATTGCGTAGCTGATCTTGATACTCATGAAAATCTTGTTCTAGAATTGAATATAGTTCGTTTAATGCAGAATCAAAGTCAAGCTTATCATATTGATTAGCGCTGTCTACATCCAACTTAAATGAATAGTATTCACCCGGGTGTCCGGGGACTGGATATAAAGAATTTTCGTCCTCTGCTACCGGAACGACCTTTGCAACTTCCCATTTAAAATCGTGTACCGATGAGCCAGCGCAGTACAACATGCATGTTGGCATTTGAATGAAGGTAGGAAACCATACCAGACCGCGACCATGGTCATCGAATCGCGCATCCTTCATGAGTTGCGAACAATTCATTTCAAATGATTCAATCGCCTCTGAGCCAATTTTCATAACATCAGAAGTTGTCCAGCCCGATTCCATACACATATATGATGTTACACCAGTTTCCGTATCTACTTCCTCTAACACACATAAATTGTTTGTTATGGGAGATACGCTATCATATGTTAACTTTATGTTCATGCGTCAGCCTCTACCTTTTTTAATTTTGGTAATGTAATCTTTGGTGCAGATTCAGTCATCTTTAATTTAGGTAACTGCAATGTAGCCTCTTTAGGTATCTTTTGTGCTGCATCATCTACAATTTCACATAAACGCTTAGCCATAACATCACGCGTAAAATATTTACGGCTAATCTTAAATTGTTCTTTAGCTGCTGATACATAATTTTTATAATTATCGACGCAATCTTTAAGTACTTGCGATGCATACTGATAATTCACGGTAAACCAGTTTGAATCTCGAAGAATGAATTGATCGGCTGCTGATGCATGTACTTTAGTAAGTCCGCCCGGTAGCATATGGCTATGCTGTAAAAAGTCTTTATGACCTGAATAGTCTGATGCTATCACTGGCTTGCCGGCGAATGTAAACTCGAGTAGTGGACGGCCAAATCCTTCGCCTTTTGTAAATGATACCATTGCGTGAATCTTAGGATGATTGTACAGCGAATTCATTTCTTCATCAGTTAAATCGCCGTGAAGTAAATAAATGTTTGGTGCTTTATCGCCATATGGCTCAGTAATACGTTGGATCTTTTTGAAGATCTCATCTCTATCCATGATACTAAATGTTGCATGGCTTGTTTTTAATACTAAACCCGGACGATTTTTAGCAGCTTTATTTTTAAATGTTTCGCAGAATGTTTTAATCATCATCCCAACATCTTTACGATCTTGCCCGATATCACCACGAAGCCAGTGGCCGACAAATAAGAAATTGAATGCTGTAGGAAGTGAATTTAACTGCTCGTTGACAGAGTCATGAATTTCGGTATTTTTGAGTTTCTTGTAAACTGTTATGTCAGCTCCTTCAGCAAGTACTTCGATAGGTGTTGTGAGACGTAGATCACCGATCTTTGTATTAGATTCACGATCTACCTTATCATAACTTACTTCTTGCAAGCTCTTTTTAGTAAATTCAGAAGTGGCTATAATCAAATCCATTTTATTGCAGCCCTCAATGAATTCACCTGGCGGTTGATCCGTTTCAACTCCCGCTGTGATCCCAATATTATATTTACCAGCTGGCTGGAATTCATTGGCTACAGACACTTGAATGAATATATCTGGCTTACGAGGAATATTTTGCCGTGCAATACGACTGATAATAGCTTTATGCTCTTCATTATCTAATTTAAGTGCATCCGTAGGCGTATTACCCCATGGCAAAGATATAATTTGAACATCATATTTATCAGACTGAATAAGACTTGTACATATATCCCTGGTATGATTACCGTATCCAGATCTGGTTGCAACCGGGCCTTGAACTACAACAAATGGTTTCATAATACTCCTACTGTTTCGAATTTGTAACTTTGTTTTTGTGGGACTGTATACATTGTAAAACGTTGTTTAGGCGTCCACTTTTCTAAACATGTATTAATACATTCAATAAATCGTGCTGACATTTGTCTTGCTGAGAAGTTTGATTCGTCGCCGACAACCCATGCACGGCCTTCTAGACCGGCTGCAGCACGATCCTCCGCAGACATTTTATACCAATACATAATTGCATCAGCAACATCTTTATATTCGACTCGATCATCAAAAATGTATGGCGTAGGAGGCGATCCTTGTAATGATCGACTAGTCGGAAATACTGGCTTAGCCCATACCCCATGGTTTCGATAAGTACCTGTATGATTGCTCGGAAACTTTGTAGTGAACTCAATCCAATCCCCATTATCATCCTCGAACCGACAGCCATCCTGTAATCCACCCGTTACATTATTAATGATAGGCGTGCCGGCCATTAATGACTCGGCATGTGATAAACCAAAGCCTTCATTGCTAGCAATGTTAACTGTTACATCAGCCATATTATACATGAAATTCAATTGCTGAGTGTTTACATGATCCTCGGTAAAGAAAATCTTGCGATCGGGCGCCATGGCATCAGCAACTGCATACAAATCCGTACCGTTAGGATCAATTGGCTGTGTATGCATCAACAGGCATGCACGATTAGCTTTATCCGCTGGCAACTGTCGGCAAAATTCATTAAATGCTAAAATAACGTCGCCTGGCTGCTTACGCCTGATATTTCGATTGTTCCAAAACACGATAAAGTCGACATCATGAGTCTTTTTAAAGTCATTAGCAAATTTAGAATACTCATTCCAATCACGATCTAGCGAGTTGATAGGACGAAAATCATTTTCATTAATGCCATGTGGTACCCATTGTACTGCCCAATCGGGTTTAGGAAATTGTTTAAGTACATTTTTAACGATGTTCTGTGTCTGACGAGAAATATTCATGATCAAATCACATGACTCATAAAATGGCTCGTTCCAATGCGGATACGGCAAATCATCCCAAATGTTGTAATACATTAGCGGAATGTGTTGACGTAGCGAGTGTTCAATTTGATAAAGCCATTCCCAAAATCTAGGATCTGTAAAGTGAAGAATTGCATCAGGCTTTTCTATATTCATAACTTGCTGGAGTATGTTAGGATCGCCATATCCAGACACGCCATACAATTTAAGATATGCATCTTCAACGCCAGTTTGTTTTGCAGCGTCTTCCGAAATGTCCATAATTTGTCCCTCATTGGGATGCTTTACAGCGGCAGCTAGCTGCACCCAGTCGTACTCTTTAAGAGTACCTAGTACAAATTCACGTGACATTGTTGCAATACCTGAATGCATGCGCAGGTCATCTGACAACAATAATATTTTTTTCTTTTTTGGCTTGCTAGGATCAATTTTCCTAAGCTTAGGTAACTGTAATTGACTCATTAAATCTCCGTATAACCGTTCTTTTTATTTAATATAAATATGCTTTAGGAAACAATAACAACCTTTTTATCTAGTCGTTTTGCTGCTTCTATTGCACTTTTTGTACCGTTAGTTAGCGTACCATCGACAAATGCAATCATGACGTCACAATCTTTTGCGATTAACATATTGCGATGATGAAATTGAGAAACGTGATATGGCTTATTATAATAATCTTCAGACATAGCACTATACAAATTTGATGGAGTATGTGCCGGATTGAATTCTCGATATTGTACGCCAAATTCTATTGCATATTTACGTACATACTTATCAGCTCCATCGCGAGCGCCGCCTGAAATTACAATCAACTCATCATTGAAACGTCGTCTCATTTCTATAATCATCTCACGAATCTTTCTAGACTTTTCATAGTTTCTAGATCCAATCATCGCTACCTTCATGCCGTGATCCTTTTCGCCATTGGGCATAAATCTTCTCGATTCGCAAATTCACAATATTTACAATTCTTTTTGCTTTTTCCTGCAATAGCCGGATAAACTCTATCAGTGATATAATTTCCATTATCGTCAAAACTTTCTGAAATCCATGAATTAACTGACTGCTTAAGTTTGTTACGAGTAGGCTTACCCGATGAAGGAGCAAACTCCTGCACTCGCTTCTGCGGGAACATTGCGCCCTCAACTAGCTTACGCTTTACAATAAGATATACAATATCAATCTTTTCTGCATCAACGCCGTATTGTTGTGCAAAATACTCTTTGTATAGAACTAACTGCGAAACTTTAATTTTATCAGCCTTTTGATGCTTATTCCATCCCTGTGTACTAGTCTTGATATCGACAATCTTGATCTGGTTTGTACGCTTATTCCGTATTACCACATCTAGAAATCCCATCATCATTACTGCACCTGATTCGTTTACGGCGGGGTGATAAATCGGAACCTCAATACCAATCAATTCTTCATCACGTGCCGAAAAATATTTAGACCTATTCTTTTTGATATACTCTAATATAGCAACACCATCTTCGTAAAATTCCGTCAACTCAAATTTGTTAGAGAAATGATCTCCCATTTGTTCAACGGCTCGAGCATACTCCGAAACCATCTTTTCACGCAGCATCACATTTACATTCAACTCATCAGCTTTTTTTGCAGACTGCGAATACATTGTAGTCAAATATTCTTGCAATGTCTCATGAAATGCTGTACCGAATAACGTATGAATACTTTGGCGCGATTCACGCAAATTCTTAACATAGGCAAGTTCCCATTGCTTTGGACATTTTGAATACATGCCAAATTGAGAATAGGAAACTTTAGGCTCGCCGTTTGGTTCGCGAACATTAAACTTTATTAGACTATGCATACCTTAAATATAAGTAGATTCTATTAAAAATCCAAATTTTTCAGTCTAAGTATTTCTCGTTCTAGATACCATTTCGCTTTCTCTAAATCCTCTAACATTTTATTAGGATCTTTTTTACCGGCACGAGAAATATATTTTACAGTGTTGCCTAATGAAAATCCTAGTTCCCAAGCTTCAATAACTTTTATAGCTTCATATACATTATCTTCGCCGCCATAATGTTTAGGGTGATGTACGTATTCTCGTATATCAACTCTGTTAGCGGAGTCTTTTATCATGTCAGCCATTTTTTAATCTCTTTATCAGTTTTACCATATCGCCGTAATATATCATACATTGGCTCTGGATTTGACGTTAGCCAGATTTCTATATAATCAATCACTTCATCTGAAGATATTTGAAAATGATTAGCTAATATACTAACTAATTCTTTATCGTACTTTGCTTCTTTCTTGCCCTTGATATATTTCGCATAATATTGTTTTTTAGGCAAAATATCTAAATACAATTGATAAGTATGCTTTGAATTGAGCTGGCCAATTGTATACCGTTGCAACATATCTACAACCTCTATCAAATCATATTGCATCGATAGCCATCGATTGATAATATAAGGGGTGAAAGACTTCTGGTCAGCCTCGGTTAGAGATTGCCAGGAGTCTTTCTTATGACTAATGCCTGCTATGTGATCAAAAATTGTTTTAGTTTTTGTACTCATTAGATAGGCATGAATTCTTCATTAACATGTCCGCAGTCATCACATCTAAATGTCGGTACCGGAATAATCTGCTCTTTAGCGGATGGCGACAATAATGCCGGAAGACGCTTAAATGCCGACACTTCCCTAAAAAATCTACCACCGCATGATTCACATACTATGTTAACTAGATCTTCAGCTTTAATTCTTGGTGCAGGATTTGCATTCATGTTTAATTCTTTAGCCATAATTTCCCTTTATTATATGAATTACATTCCGTATTGAGGTGCTGGTTGAGCCTCTTTTTCCGGAATATCTACTAACGCACAATCTGTCATTAATACTAATGATGCAATAGAAGCAGCATTTTGTAGTGCAACTCGAGTTACTTTCTTCGGGTCAATTACACCAGTCTCAATAAGATTCTCATAATTACCGGTTTGCGCATTGTAACCCAATCCATGTTCTAATACATCACGCACTATAACCGAACCATCGACGCCGGCATTATAACAAATCTGGCGAATTGGTTCTTCCGCGGCACGGCAAACAATATCAATACCATACTGCACATCTTGATTATACTTGGTACCCAGATCGTTTCGTGCGCCTGCTGTCCAACTACCGCGAGATGCTTCAAGAAGTGCAGTTCCGCCTCCAGCAATAATACCCTCGGCTACTGCAGCTTTAGTAGCACTAAGTGCATCATCAACGCGATCTTTCTTTTCCTTCATTTCCAGCTCCGTCGCCGCGCCAATTGATAACACTGCTACGCCGCCGACTATTTTTGCAAGACGTTCTTGTAACTTCTCAGTTTCATAATCTGACTTACTAGTTTCAATTTGTTGTTTAATCATTTCAATGCGATTAACAACGTCTTCTTCAGAACCAAATCCGTTAACAATTGTTGTAAGGTCTTTAGTAACGGTAATTTTTTCTGCATGACCCAGGTCATTGATTGTTGCATCCTCGAGGGTACGTCCGATATCTTTTGATATAACCTGACCACCCGTAATTGCTGCAATGTCCTGCAACATTTCTTTACGGCGATCTCCGAATCCTGGCGCTTTAACTGCAACCAATTTAAGTCCACCACGTACTCGATTAAGTACAAATGAACTCAATGCATCGCCGTCGATATCCTCTGCAATCACTAACAATGCCTTGCCGGTTTGGATGACTGATTCGAGCAATGCAACCATGTCCTTGATATTTGAGATTCGGCCATCGTATAGCATAATATACGCATCCTCATACAAGACCTCCATTCGATTAGCATCAGTTACAAAATACGGCGACAGATATCCGCGATCGAACTGCATACCTTCAACAATCTTCAATTCCGTTTCCATACCCTTTGCTTCTTCAACTGTAATAACGCCGTCGATGCCTACTGCAGACATTGCCTCGGCAATTAAGTTTCCGATTGATTGGTCATTGTTTGCAGAAATTGTTGCAACCTGTGCAATCTGCTTTGAATCTGTAGCCACTTCAATTGCCTGCTCATCGAGATAATCAACGATCTGTTGTACAGCATATTCAATTCCGTGTTTAAGATCAATTGGGTTTGCTCCGGCCGTTACATTCTTAAGTCCGGCATTAATCATTGACTGTGCTAGAATTGTTGCTGTAGTAGTACCATCGCCTGCTAAATCTGCAGTCTTTGAAGCTACTTCTTTAACTAAACGAGCACCGATATTTTCAATTGGGTCTTGCAACTCAATTTGTTTTGCAACTGATACTCCATCTTTAGTAACTGATGGGGCCATCGGTCCCTTATCAATTACAACGTTACGGCCTTTAGGTCCTAATGTTACCTTCACCGCATTTGCTAATGCATCAATTCCGTCCTTAAGTTTAGTACGGGCATCAGCGTTCATGTAAATTTGTTTTGCCATTGAAACTCCTTATTTTATTTCATTTAACAATTTAACAATAGTTGCCATCATGTGCAACTCTTTATCTACTACAAATGCATCTTGATACTGCTGTTCAGCTAGAATCAATATAACACTTGCAATATGTCCTTTAGCATAATTATCAATTTCATCAAACAAATATTTGTATAGTGCCGTAAAATCTCTTACACGACTATCCGCAATGATTTGACGAATCGACTTAAATGCATCTTTTTTGTTTTGATCTGACATTAGTATTTCTAATACCTTTGTCATGTAATTTGCTTGAATTATACTAGTGGTATCTATAACTAATTTACCACTAATAACCTGCCTCTGGCATGAGTTTAATACACGACGTATATCCGGATATCCGGCATTAATGATAGAGACAAGATCTTCTGTCGCATACTGAATATTCAAGCTTTGTAGTATCGATACAATGCGCTTTGCTACTTCCTTTTTATTTGGAGGTGTTATTCCGAATACCTGGCATCTACTTTGTATAGGATCAATAATTTTTTCAACGTAGTTACATGTCAATATAAATCGTGTAGTTGTACTAAATGTCTCCATTAGATTACGTAATGCGGCTTGTCCATTCGGTGTCATGTAATCTGCCTCATCCAAAATTACAATCTTCCATTTGCGAAAGCCGACGGTACTAGCAAAGTTTTTAATTTTCGTACGTACCGTTTCTACATTATTTTCATCCGATGCATTGACATACATTACATCCGCATCTACATTATTTGCGATGATCTTAGCAAGCGTTGTTTTACCAGTACCAGCCTGACCATAGAATAAAAGATGCGGCACATCGCCGGACTCAATATAAACTTTAACTTTATCGATTATAGCTTCATTGCCAACATAACCGTCTAAGGTATTTGGCCTAAAAGCCTCGACCCATAGTGAATTTTCTTGTTTACCGTACATATTACTTTCCCGTTGATCCATATCCTCCTGTACCACGATCGGTCTCAGTTAAGTCGTCAGCTTGAATCATATTGACTTCTGGATACGGTAATATAAGTAATTGTCCGACGCGATCACCATCTTGATATCGTTTTAATGATGCAAAATAATTCTTTTTAGGAAATTTATACCGAAATGTAATTTCACCGCGATATCCGGAGTCAACAACGCCAACACAGTTAGCTAAGCTAATATCTGTCTTTGACACTGACGATCTAGGAAAAAGTAATCCTACGTGCCCAGCTGGTATCTCAACGGCTAGGCCTGTGTAGTATTCTATAAAATTATGCGTCGTGTCAATTTTATGTGCAATCGCTGTTATATCCATGCCGGCATCGCCAGGCTTTGCATAACACGGCGTCACTGCATTAGGTGACAATTTTTTGAATTTAACGTCTAACATGTAAAATTAACTTGCTTGTAATTGTACCAAGTAATATGTAGTTTTATATTCGCCAGCCTTTTCAAAGCTAACTTTAGCCAATCCGGCGGATGATACTTCGAGTGAACCCGAATCAGCATCTTTATTAGCTGTTAGAATTTCTTTGAACAGATTGGATGAAAAACATGTTACGCTCATATCCGAACATGACTCGCTATTACATGGCAATGAGAATTTAATACGATTTGTGTTAATAGATGAATAATTAATAATCATATCAACTTGGCCGCTTTTGCATGCAATTGCAAAATTTTCAGACTCTGGCAATGCATTTTTTGCTTTGATAAATTTAGTAGTAAAGTCTTTATCAATGTTAATATGTACATGCCAATCAGGTGTATTTTTTAGTTCTGGCACTTGCCGAATAACCGACAAGTCAGCTAACATAAATGTCATATCCATATCGGCATCTTGAATACCAAGTGAAATTGCTTTATTGTCAATTGCCTTGATACTTACATTTACATCATCGTTAACCGCAGAAAGCATTTTTACAAGCTGAGGTGTTGCATATACGCCAAGCTCCATTGGAACTTTAGCGTCCATATCAGCTGTAATAAAGTTGCCTTCGCCAATTACATTTTGATCATCTGTAATAAATTTAGTATTAATAACGCCGGTGCCTGGGACCTCCCATTTGACAGACGTTGTTGCGCCAGCCAAATGGTATCGGCTAACAAAGTTTAGTAACTGAGATTTTTTCATGATTTAGATTCTTCAAAAAACTGATTAAAAATATCTTTATTAATGGTTGTAATACTCTGCCCGCCAAATTTCTGATAGTACTGCTTATACTTTTCGTATACTGTTATTGCTTTATCCGGGTCCTCAAACATTTCATGAATACTTTTTAGGACTGCAGCAAGATCATCTGGCACCATATATTGTGCTACTTCGGGGTGGGCAGCGACAATTTTATTTACCTCTTTAATGGAATGTTGAAATAAATGTACATTATGCAATACCATTCGCGGCACGGCATCTCTGTTATATTCCTCTAGCATTCCCCATACGAAATCTTCACATGCTGGACAATCTAAACTGCAAGGCACCAAAACATCCTTTTCAAGTTCCGGAATATTGTCGCCTTTAGGCATATATACATCTGAGAATGATAGTTTCTTAATGTTATGTGAATGAAGATATGTTCCATATACAGGATACTGGCCTGGTGAACTTGAATCGGTCGTAACTGTAATTCGATTGCCGTAATGTTTGTTAAGCAATTTTTGAATTGTTGCTAATATAAAGAAGTCCGATAGCTTTGATATACCAAGCAAGTGCATGTACTCAAGCCTAGTATTTTCAAATTCTCTGTTATTTAGCATTAGTGCCAGCGCCCACATAAAATCTACTAATTTCTGCGGACCGCCAATAGCCCAACCGGAAAATTCAAAATGCTTAAATTTATGATACCACCAATCATATTCCTGAGGATTTGATCCTTGTAGCATGTTTAAAAACTTCGTCTTACCTGACTGATGCTTTTCGAACCAAGCAAAGTTATCATAACTGATATCAGCACACTGATAGAACTTATTTTCATATACCGTCTTAGGTGGAATATCTAAGTTAGCCGCAACATCTGAATTTGCCTCTAACCAATGAAAAATCTTTTCACGCAGGTCATTACTATATTTTAATGCACCTGTAGCAATCTGGTATCCACCCGAATCACCGAATACTAAAACGTCTTTACCTAGGCCCATCTGTTGACGGATATCCATCTTTTTATAGTAGTGGCCTGCAGTGACTAGAAAATACTTATGTCTAAATTTTTCTGGGTATTCGTCAGAGTAAAACCGACATGTTACGCCAGATGACAATCGCTGGTCTTTAATCAAGGCCGAAGCAAATCCGCCGGCAGATAATGACGGAAAGTAGATAAATTCCTTTTGCTTATCCATTTAATACTTTTTGTAAATTATCACATGAGAAATAATGGTCATGAAGAAATTCGCTTTGAGCTTTAATAGCCTGCTGCAATTCTTCATATTTCGCCATCATAACTCTAATATATTTAACTAATTTTGATTTATTGCGAATATATGAACTATATGATTCAGTCCACTCACTTGGATACTTAAAAATATCATCATACATTTCAGAGTAACTTAGACGATCGGGAACTAATGCCATAGCACCGGCTACCAAACCTTCATAACATGAAATACCCAACGTTTCTTGCAAATTAGCTGAAAATACTAATTTGGCCTTAGATAACAAAGTATGATACTGATATTTAGATAGATGACCTTCTTGGCATACTACAAATCTATATTCAGGCAATGCCAATGCTAAATCCTTAAAAATTTCTACTTGTTTTTCCGGAGCGATTCTATGAGGAAACAAAATTAGCTCTTCTTTATAGCCTGGCGTAATAATGTCACGTACATATTCCATTGGCCATCCGGTACGATAACATTTGATATCTGCATGATTATACACGGACTGAAACAACTCAATATGATAATCTGAAGCAAACCAATTATAGTCAATTGCTTTAGCTAAAGCATTTTCCGTATCCTTTACCCATGAATCAGTAATTAATCTGCCCAAAAAATCATTCTTATCGTAATTACCAGCATGCCATAGGCCATGTATAATAACAGGAATACCTAACAACTGGCTCATATACTTTAACTGTAAAATAGTAGGATTCCATGCATCAGTATATATAAAATGGTCACCCGCCTTAACTTTATTGTCTGTGAATAGACGTGCAATTTGCATCATCTGATCACTCTTATAAATGTTTGTTCCGCCGAAGTTTAAAAATGCACCGGGCGTTGTAGCAGCTGGAATATCACTAGGCCCTGAAATTGTAACAACTTGTTTGACTGTTACTGTTTCTTGTAGTAAACGAGGAATATGGACTTTCCATTGTGCTGTATATCTAGTTTCTACAGGTTCTAGATCTACTATGTATATCGTAGCATCACTTGTCATGTTTATATCCATCAGGAGTTACTTCCTGCATATTACATTTTGTAATGCAATGCAGATGGTAATCGTTATGAACCACTTTCATAGAATCATTAGACTTAAGAAGTGCAAAATCTGGCGAATGAAACATATACATGATATGAACCATATTACGAATCTGCGGTGGAATCAAATGCAACCTCCCTTCAGGAACTTCAAATGTCACTAACCGATTTTCCTTTTCAATCCAATTTAGTACATCAGACCAATTGGAGTATTCAATTAGCTGCTCAACAGCTGGTGAGCAAAAATACACATGCGGCTGAACAATAAATGTTATCTTGTTCGACCAATCTTTGTCGACATTGCCAATAAACAATGTTTTAATGTCGGATAAGCGACCTTCGCACTCCATACCGACCCAAGTTTCTTTGTAACCAATCATGCATTAAATATAAGTACATTATTATCAATAAACAAATTAAAATGCAAAAAATTTATTTAAATTATTGTTTTCTGGAATACGGCCCCAATTCATTGCATCTTAAAAATCATTTAGTTTGTTTTCAAATGACGACTTAAAGATCTTGTCATGATCAATATACTTTTTAATAAAGTCAACAATGATATCTGGATCATCATGTCCTTTCATAGCCATGGTTTCTAAATTCATGGAGTTGGGCTTGACATATGTCCATTTAATTTTTTCCCCATCTAGAATTTCACGTATATTTTTAATGCCGTGAAATTGAAGCATATCATTGTAATTGATCGCAGACTTTACATGAACCGGTGTGCCTTTTGCTGGCGGAGAGAATGGCGCGGACTTTTTTGGCTTAAACTTAGATATTTGTTTAACGCCAACCGGAAACATAATCTCAAGCAACTCACGATGTTTTATCGATTCCTTAAAATTTAAGATTTTTTCATCCAAGCTTTCTTTACTAATGTCGTTTAGTATATCTTCTAATACCTCTGCCATAAATTTACGAAATGCCGGCGGGAATGATGATCGTACAACATCTAACCCTTTAACATCGAGTCTAGAGATAGTATGGCCTTCTTGATTAATCAGCCATTGGGCATATCGTTTTTTTGCAATCCATAAGCCAGCCTTTGCGACAAACTCTTGTTTGATATCAAATCTATGAGTAGAAACATTATGGAATTTAACGGCATACATATTATATGCGGTATTGATAAATGACTGCACTTCTCCGGCGATTTCTATAGTTTTCTCCGCCATCCATGCCTCATCCTTAATATCAAAGTCCGGATATCGCTTTTCTATTAATGGCAAAGATGAGAAAAATGTTGAGTCTGTATCAGTATATATACAATAATCTTTATCAGCGCCTAATTCCTTTTTGTAATATTGATTTCCAATATCTGCCGTAAATTTAATTAGTTGCTGGCCGGTACTTGTAATTGCAACCGCATTATCTGGATCAAAAAATCTAAAGCCTGGAGTTCCTAATACACCGTAGAATGAGTTAAGCAAAATTTTAGTCACTAACTGCATACGATCATAATACTCAGCCTTAGCAGCATCGCCCTGCTTTTCATATTGTTTTTTTAAATTTTTAAATTCAACGCGTTCATCAAACCATTTACGAAGAATAGATGGGAGGAAGCCGTTAATTGTTGTATTGTACACCACACCATTTGCTGCAATAGAATACGAATTTTTTTCTAAATAACCGCGCAGCGCTGTGCTATCCTCCCACCCATTCCAACCGTCCGTATAATGATGGCCCGTATTTTTTACATATTTATTGCCATCAAAATTATTTATCTTCGTAACTTTAGTTTCCGGAGATATGTTAAGTGTCATAATGATACTAGGATACAATGATGTCAAGTCAAGGTCATATACCCATTTATATCGCCCCGGAGACGGGGACTTAACATATGCCCCCATTAAGTCGACAGATTCTCCCGACTCTCGTTGTGCACGGCTTGGTGCTACAATATTATTACGTTTTAAGTACGTTAATGCAGCGCCGTCTAGATAACGTGTAGCAAACAAAAAGTCTTCATATGGAACATGGCCTTTATGACAAATACCACGAGCCAAATCAATCAATTTCATTTTTTTATCTAGTTCAACGACAAGATCTACGTCATTAATATTGTAATCAACATACTTTTGAATATCTGTCTTTAACAATGTATCCAACGTGCCATCATACTTAATTTTACCTTTACCCAACTCTTTCTGCGAAATAGCTTCTAACGAGTAGCTCGACTCCTGAGAATATGTAAAGTTCTTATACAATGCCATATAGTCTAAACATGACACGCCAGAAATGCGATACCTGTTACGATGCTTTAGCCATATGACATCTGATATTGGTGATAGTTTACGTGCAAATGTATCGCCCATTACTTTTGACATGCGATTGAATAGATATGGAATATCGAAAAAATCAATGTTCCATCCCGTAATAATCGTAGGAGCAATTTCATGATATTTACTCATAAACTTTTGTAGCAACTCATATTCATTACGGCATGAAACCGTACTTAAATTGCCGCTACGCATATTTGGTACTTGACCACTCGGGTCTAGAATCCATACAAATTTTTTATCACCGCTGGCATCATAAATTGCAATAGATGTAATTTCATTTTCCGCAGTTTCAGCAGTAGGAAATCCATCTTCAACATCAACCTCAATATCTATAAACAATGTTCTATGACCTACTGACGATTCGTCTGAATCTGTATACAAATCAATCAATGTACGAGTTTCTGGATTAACATCATTTTCATATAATCCTTGCTCATGCTGATCAATATCCGTTACTTTGTTAACACGTTCGCCGTCGAGTGCAACAAACGTACCGTATGTAGATTTACGATATGCATATGGTTTGTATTTAAAATTATAATAACCTTTAATATCATCCCAGATGTGAATGCTATTGTCGTTATTTCGATATGCTATCGCTTGATACATAAATGTCTTTGTTTATAGATAATATAAGTACTTTTATTACACTAACTCTTCAATAACACCAACAATTTCACTGCCAATTAACAATGACAGTGCTAGTGTTAAGTTGATAGGAATACAGAGATATCCAGCAATCCGAATTCCAGATTTAATAAATGAAATTCGCTGATGCTTATCTGGATCAGGAATTTTGTGAAAATCGAATTTGCCACGTTTGTATTTGTAGCCTTTTTGCAATGCGTCGTATTTTATTGTTGTCATGATTAAATTTTATAAATGTTTCTATAATTTCGCTTTAAAGAATTGTCATCAAATCCGTAACCTATTACCCACTCATCGTCAATTTCAAAACAAGTATGATCAGCTGGCATATGCGTATTTTTACGTTGAACTAATGTAACTACTTTAACCTCTGCCGGCATATGACTTGATACACGTTGCAAAATTTCTACCATGGTATTACCCGAGTCAATAATATCTTCGATAATGTAAACCCGTTTTCCTTTAAGATCTACTTCTATCTCTTTAGTAAACGTAACTCCTTTGCTATTATCTTGTCCATCGTATGATTTGGGCCGAATAAAGTCTACTTGTATATCGATACCCATATCACGTACGAGATCCGTAAAAAACATAAAGCCGCCGTTTAATACACATACCAGTACTGGCGGTAGTGAATTACCGCTATTTTTATGTTCTTCTGAGAGTTTGTGTGCCATGGCACGTACTCTACGTTCAATCTTATACTCAGGAAATAGAATTTCCATAACCTCTCACAAATTCGTAAAACTCGTTTCTAGTTGCGGCATCATCTTTAAATGCACCCGTCAATTTACTAGTCTTCATACTAGCCCCGCCATGCTTTACACCACGACATTGTACGCAATTATGTGTCGCTTCAATCATAACAGCAACACCTTTATTATCATCAATAATAGTGTTTATGGCATGGTGTATTGCAACAGTTAACTGTTCTTGGATAGCACCTCTTCGACCAAAGTGCTCAACTAATCGATTTAGCTTGCTAAGCCCGACAACTTTACTATCTGTTCCCGGAATATATGCAACATGTACTCTACCCATAATTGTCTGGTGATGATGAGAGCACATACTAGTTAATGGAATGCCTCCCTCAAATACCATACCATCATACCCATCGCTAGGAAAAGCTGTGATGTCAGGCGCGCCTTCATATCGGCCGGCCCATAGATCATTAACATAGGCTTTGGCTACGCGATATGGCGTCTTATCGGAGTTCGGATCATTTCGCCAATCACATTTAAGTGCATCTAGAAATTTACCAAATGCATCGGCAGCTGCATTAATCATATCAGCCTTTTCGCTTTCTGTCAGAGGACGATTCGTCGCAATGCCATTTGCAAATCCGGCAGTAACAAGCTCTAAGTTATGAGCATCACTCATCATATGCGACCATTAGGATTTCCGATGCTCTTACCAAATAAAATTTCTCGTTGTCGAGTTCAACGCGATTAGAATGTCCTGATAACAACTCACTACGAACAATCACCGTATTGCCCGGCTTAATATCCATTGTAATTCTGTCACCCGTCTGTGTAAAAATACCAGGACCTGCATCTACTACATCTGCATGTACCAATGAACTTTGTTGCGGGGTCATAATAATACCACCCGCGGACTTTGTTTCTTCTCGCTTCTTGAGCAAGAGATAATCACCTGTTGGAATCATTTTCATGTTATACTCCTCTTTTTGTATCGTATGCAATAATATGTTCTCTACCGGTAAAATTATATCCGTGTATAGCACACATTTCAAATACTTGTGGATAAATATTAATTAGTTCTTGACGATTATCGCCCGCGGGCATAATCCATGTTTTATTTTTTGGGATATCCATCTTAACTCGAAAAGCCTCAATTTCTTGCAATGTCTCTTCTGTGCCATCCCATACAGGCTTGTAATGATAATCCGTATGATACTCGATCATCTTTTGAATTGCTTCATAATTAAGTCTATGCCTGTTATGCGTATCAATGAATTTTTCGTCCACCACTTTACCAGCTGGCGTAGTGATACCGACACGAGGGACAGAATTATTAAACTTAGGGCTAAGGGATACGAGGCCAATCGGATAATCAGTGGAAACGAACTGCGACCCCTCTGTTTCGATCGTGATGGTAATGTTCCGTTCATGTGCAAAATGCGTTAATTCATTAACAAGTGCTGGATGCATTGTGGGCGATCCACCTGTTAACATCATTTCTGTGACATGTGGATACTTATCATATATTGCAATAATATCGTTAAACGTAAATACGCCTTTCTCCGGATGGATACTTGTATACCATGAATCGCACCAACCGCCTTCGCCGAACCAGCATCTATGCGTACAGCCGGTAGTTCGTACTGCAATCGTTGGCATACCGGCGCGACTACCTTCACTTTGAACACAAAGATATAGTTCTACTATAGGCAATGTTTTATTGTAATCTTCTACTCTACTCATATCTTAAAATGATAACCTATTATTTTTTATCTGACTTAATATAAATCATTCACTATAGCTAGCACTATTTCGATCATGTTCATACACTTCTACTTTAATAGCTTTAACTCTACCGTTAGTCTCAACTTCTAAAAATTCATTAATTTTTTCATATAGAAACTCAGCAAACCGTTCGCAGCCGACCGCGGGCAACACTCTCAATTGAATCACGCCCATTCGATCTAACTGCCTAAACATCTCAAGTTGCGGGTCATCTATCGCAACTAATGTTGTATGATCTAAAAGCCATGCAAAATAATCTTTGGGAGGACGGGTGTCAATTGACGACTTTGCGCGTTTCATACCGCCAAAGTCATATACCCAATTACGTTCATCTAGTTCGCCTTCAAACCAAACGCGAAATGATACAGCATAACCATGTAAATACTTGCAATGGGTTCCCTCAGCTTTCCATTGTCTAAAACAAGCTGAATACCCATCGAATAATTTTGTCGACTGAAATTTTTTAGACTTCATTAATTAGCCTCGTCCTGATATGTCCATGCCATCCAGTATTTCTTACCGTCAAGCAAATGAGATGCATAACAATCCCAATGCCGAGAAAGCTCGTTCATTTTGATTTGCATCTTATGATAGTCATTAAACAACATAAAATTGCTAGCATTCGGATACATTTGAACAAATGACTGTCCTGAATGCAAAAATGATGGCGACTGAACTGCTTCATATGCCATCGTCTTCAAGTACTCTTGATCGTACTTTTCTAGGGGCTTCATGTCGAATGTAACATCGACGTCTTTAAACTTAAACATTGTAACTATTTTTGATTTGATATGGTTAATATAGTAACGTTATTTCAAATTATCAAATAATTTTTGATATTGTTCCATCCGTTTCTTTAAAAAAAGTTCGTAGAAGTATTCATCGTCTAGATAATCATCATGTGATTCGGCTAGATTATCATCATGATATAACAATGCTTTGATTTTTCCCATAAAATAAAGATATGAACAAATTTTGTTAAAACCAAATATTTTGAATATTTTTTTTACTTTTTTATTGGGCCTCCGGACAGCCATGCGTCACACGTACGTGCGCCAGCACATTTAAACCAAAACAATTCGCAGAAACCTAAATCGGCTTGGTCGACAATTGTTTTACCAGCTGGGCCTATAGCATCTGCTATTTTCTTTATTGTTGCTGGCGATTTATCAAATGCCGAACAATTACTACATCTAGACGTTTTTGCATGTTCTACTGTAGTATCCCACATATGTGCTTTATCTTCCCAAAACTTTTCAGTGCCTTTTTCATCATCTGGATTTAGTGGGCCGTACCGATACTCTTTGATCGTATGATTTCTATTTAGTGTATTAAGATCTAAATCTTCAATTGCATCGTCAGGCTTGACATTCTTACCTTGAATCTCTTTTTCTTTTTTTAATGCAGCCGGAGTATTGTTATCACCAAAGTCTGACAACTTACCTTCTAATACAATATTTTTTACAATTGTCTTAAGTTTCATTTATTATCCCAAATTACATTTTTAAACTGTTCCGGAGGCAATCCAAAATAATTTGTACGCCATAAAGTTTGATCGAAAAAGCTTAATCCATACCACTCATCTCGCTTACGCCATAACGTAGCTGCCACGTCATCCCAATCCTGAGCTAGTACAAATTGTTCTATACTTGCGCGCTTTTCTTCTACTAATTCATACTGAAACGAGTCCCACTCATAATGAAATACTTCGAATACAGCATCTTTACTGACATAGTCAATTGATATATCAATGCCCCATTTAGGTTTCATTTTAATGAGTTTATATAGCAGCGGATTTTGGTTAGCATAATAATTTAATTGATCTAATGCCTCGGAGTCAAATCCCTTGCGTTCAAACAAATCTGAGTGATTTATATGAGCGCCGTTATGTTTATTCCATGTTATCCAATCGTATCGTAGACAATCTTCGTGCCGGCGTTCAACGGCAGAATAGCCATTATATATTAAAAATGACTGCTCTGCCGCTGTTAAATGATAGCCGTTTTGGTCAAACAATTTAACACTAGCCGGATCAATTAAAATCTCATCTAGTTCTGTTGCATTAATGTAACATGGATTAGGATTTAGTTTGTTTGTCGACAGCTTCATTGTCATCTATATTTGTATATGAACAACTAGTTTTATTTTTTAATAAATATTCACGTACATATAGATCGAGTATCCAATCGTTGTTCATCATTATCTAATTTCGCATGCTCCACCAGCACAGGCTAATTCACCTGATAAATCTGTCATATCATCACTTTCAATAATACGTGACAGGTCAACATCTTTAAGCGACGACATCATACGGTCGAATTGATCTTTAGTAATATCTTCAAATGGCGCCTGTGTATATGTCCCGCCATCATATGGCAGTACTGACAATCCGTTGTAATATTCTCGATTTTCCCACATCCACTCACCAGCTGCTTCCCATTCATGCTCACGCAACGAAATTGTTGCTGATACATTATGTGTATTAGAGCCAGTTCTATGTCCTGGGCGTACCCATTCTTGAGTTACGCGCTTTACACGCTCGAGCAATTGAAATGGCGATTCCGTACGCATAATAGCTCCATCCGGTGACTTTTGCGGAATGCTAATGACGGCCGTATCATGTGGTCTAAAATACTCATCCTCGACTAACTCTGGATGGTATGTCTTTAAGTATGAATAGATTGATTCATTTTTTCCAACACGAATACGACGAATATAATAATCATTGTGCCATGCATGGATGCCTGATGAAGTACCTAACGTTAGTGATGTAGTGCCTGCAGGCTTAACGGTAGTACAACGAGCTGATTTATTAATCATGATAATATCCGCAACTCGAGCATTTTCATCTTTAACGATTTTTGCAGCCTTCTTCATATCATATCCCAATACAGTACCTGACCCAATACCTGTCATTGATACTCCTATCAATGCATCTTTTTCCGTTGTACGTTGCCAAATTGGTCGTAAATAATGAAACTCCGTATATCCGGCTTGTAATGTGCCGATAAATGCAGCTGCCTTAACTCTAGCATCAAAGTCATCTTGAGATTCGATATTTGATACATTTACTTCACATAAATTACAAAATTGAAATGGCCGTAGTGCAATTTCACAGCATGGATTAGTGCCCCAATCTTTATCGTTAGATAGGTAGATGCCCGGCTCGCCAGCGCCAGATAATTCAACACGCTTCCACAATTCTGTAAAAAATGCTTTAGTGATGCGGTGTCTTAGCAATACAGCTGAATTATTAGCACGTCCGCGTTGTGGATTGATTTCCCACCATTCGCCGGATTTACATGCAATCATTTCATCATCGTCCGCCGAAAATAATGATATAAGAGCAGCACGGCGAATCCCCCCGGCAAGAACAGCATCAGCAATGTGGCAAACAATATCATGGGTTTCGATTGGAGTAAGTTTTTCACCGTCTTTCTTTTCATTTAGAATCCCTTCAATCTTAACTAAACATTCCTTGAGAGGCTGCGGGCCCGGTGCTTTTCCACCAGATGTTACTAATCGAGCCCCTTTTGGCCGTATATCAGAAAAGTCAAATTTTAATCTAGAACCACCGTAAAAATACGACTTCATTAATGCCTTAACTGCATCTGCCCAGCCTTCGATTGAGTCTGCAATTAAAAATCTACGGCGTCTATCTGTATTAGGCTTTCTTATCTCCGGGAGTTGACTTACATGATGCTTTTGTACTGAATAGCCGACGCCGGTTCCACCTAACAGTAAAAACATTGTCTCACCAAAAGCTCGCCAGTCATCGATTGGCAAATATGCACAATTGTAAATCCTATTAGGAGAAATTTCTATCGGTCGGCCGCCGAACTGCAAGCTACGCATAGACGGCAGTATTTTTTTGTCATACACATATTTGTAAGTCGCCTCAATCTCATCCTGTAATGCCGGGTACTTACGCTTGTGCATTTCCTTATTACGCGTAACTAATTCATCCCAAGTTTCTCGACGTTGTAGTTCATCATTATACTTGGCATATTTCATGTAAACTGTAATGTCTGATAGAATTTTGTTTGAAACATCCATGATTAAAGTCCTTTAAGTGTAAGATTGTAACTCTTTAAAGTTACAAAAACGTTGTGTTTATAATATTAAATATAGTGCACTCACTCATAACCTAACAGCTTTTTGATAAAAATACTTACTTTTTTTATTCAAAGCCATCATTCTTAATCTCATTAAACTTAGCCGCTAACATTTTACGAGCAAGTTCATTGCCATTATCCATTTGCTTTTTAGTATCTTTACCATCTATAGATGTATCGGCATAAATATTAAACTGTCCATTCGATGTGTTCATTTTACTAGGCAATGTGATACCATCCGGTCCGAACCGATTTTTAATTACATGCCATCTACCGGTACCGGCTAATTTATCCTGAACTTTACGCGATAATGAAATGATAAAGTCAGCAACCATAACCTTACCATATGATTCAGCAACTTTACTTGCATCGATAATATCTTCTTCTAGTGCCGATCGATTTGCCTGAGACGCAGTCCACAATGGTATTTCATAGTCGCCAGCAAGGCCACGTAAGTCTTCATATATACCTTCTAGTTCATGTCGTTTTTCTTGGCCGTGGCCTCTAAGCAAATCAGCATAGTCAACGATGATAATATCAGGACGCTTGCCTTGTAGTATACATTTTTCTACGTGAGCTCGAATCCCCATGACTGATACTGTTTTAGTAGGAAAGTATTTGATAATTAACTCACCTTTTATTTTTGACAATTGCTCTTTTACTTCAGTCTGATAATTCTTTAGGTTTTGATTTGCAATACCCGTGATGACCGAGTCGTATCGTAAGCCGACATACGCTTGATTTAATTCAAGTGTATAATGTACTACCGTCTTACCTTGTTTTACAGCATGAGCGCCAATATTCATTAAAGCCCATGACTTACCAATACCTGCAGGTGCTACCATTACTCCCAACTCGCCTTTGCCAAGACCTCCATCGGTTAATTCATTTATCACTTCCCATGGGGTACCTAATACATCACGAACTGCATCTGTATATCGTTCGTCGATATTTAGCATATACTCATGACCAATGTCCTTGTCAGCGCCGGCTTTAAGTGCATTATCAATTTGTACTTTTATTTCTTCGTAGCGTCCGGACTTAAGCAATTCAACTGATCCTAGAATTGCCTTTTTAATTTCTTGGTTTTTACAAAAATCTAAGGCTTGTTGCTTAATGAAATCTAAATCCGTTGAATCGGTGTACTTCCATGCATCACGTAAATGCTGAATTATTTGCGACTTTAAAACTTCTTGTTCAACATCATCAAGCTTAACCTTAAGTACTTCAAGAGTCGGCGTACCTTTATATTGTAAGTTATAATCTAGAATTTGTTCAACTAGCCAATTGTTAGCATCACTTTCAAAATACTTTGGTGAGATAATATCAGATATTTGTTGTAAAAATGATTTATCTGTTAATAAAGATGTTATTACTTTGATCTGAAA